TTTTTTTCTCATCGATGGCACTCAGAAGGGTAGCGTCAGAAATAAATCGATTGTTTTTTTCTATATCCTCCTGAACTTTAAGAACATCGCGGGCAGCTAGATTATGTTTTGCTACTGCCTCATCAAGGGCTACACGAGCCTTGGCCATAGCAACATAAAGTTGATTACCGACATTCTGGTCATTAATCGACTGAGCCTCAGCGTTATCGCGATTAGCGGCAGCATCGTTACGGCTTACCGTTGACTGCGCAACCATATTCTGCGCGATAGCAACAGGGTCAGCAACAGGCGAAGCACCAGGGCTGACTGAGGCGCCACCAGAAGGACCAGCAGCGGAAGGCATAGCAGCAGAACCTCCTGACATAGTAGCGTTAACACCAACACCCGAAGAACCTAAAACGGCGGCAGGAGTAACGCCAGCCTTCAGATAACGATTGAAAACTTGCGAAGGGTCATTATAAGCGTTCTCATAGTCAAACTGTTTCTGCCAATTAGCATAAGAAAGCTCCGACTGTTTCTGCATTTGCTCTAAAGCATACTGCTGTTGAAGCTTCATTTGCTTTTGCTGAAAGCGCCACTGGCGACGGGCGTTCATGCCTCCGAAAAGCTGACCGAGGGCGCCAGTAATCAAGCCTGTAGTACCCGTAGAGGCGGCAGACTGACCGAGAGCTTGACCAAAAGATGCGGCGGCGGCAACAGGAATAGGCATACTACATATGGGTTAAATTGTTAGAACGAATGATATAATCGACTCGCACAGTATCGATATGAACGCCGCTACGCTGCATCCTAGCCTGGGCAGAACACGAAGCGAGAAAAAAGGCAGCTAAAGCAGCAACAATGGAAGAGACGAGCGTCCAAAACGCCTTTGACTTGTAAAACGGCTGTTTAGTATCAGACATGGTAGTAAAATTTAAAGAACGATAGAAAAATGCGCGACCTCTCCTGCAGTCGTTACCAATAACCTTTAGCAATTCACGAACTCTTGCAAAAGGGGTCCGCGCACGTAGCATATATCGTCAAGTAAAGAATGTACTATTTTTCTTCAGGATTAGGAGTTTTCGAAGCGGACTTCGATCTATCTATCTCCGAATCAATAAGTTCCTGTCCGACCTCGAGACCGTCAAACTTATCCATACGAGAGAACGAATTAGGGTCGAAATCGATTTCGGGATTAAACTTTTCACCCTTCTCAAAATCGGAAGGTTCAGCTGTTATATCCGGGCGACCGGGCAAAACGTCGACAGTCCCAGAACCTTCAAGGACAGACATAATTCGTTGACCGCGGGAAATATAAGCGGGGGCATCTTCAAGTAACCAATTAAGTGCCATAAAATTAGTAAATTAGCGATTAGACAAACGAGTTGCAAAGGTTTTGTTAACAAGGTTCTTCTTACGTACGCCGTAAGAGAGATTCACAAAGAAGTTATCCTCGACGTTCGAAAGGAAAGGCGAGTTAACCTGCGGCATATCGACAAAAAGGAGAGACGCGACGTAAGAGGCAGGGAGAGGGGTTCCATTCAAAAGTGCCGAAGAATAACGCTGCTGGACCCAATAAGAATAAAGGGGTGTAAGTTTGTCGCCAGTCGGGCCGGAAAACACCGAAAGCTGCCCAAGCACTTCATCATACGACGATCTAAACTCGTTGTAACACGGCTCCCTGGCTATAGAAGAAAGAGTGGTGGATTGGCCAAAAACATCCGTAGAGACATCCTGGTAACCGATATCATTGTAAATGGGATTGAAATAATCAGAACCACGATAGGTCAAATAATCGGGTCTGATGCCAGCCCAATAGTATACGGGACGAATACTAAGCATATCAATCATATAACCAGGCTCGCGGAAATAATACGACTGAGAACGACCAAGTCGAGTATTGAACGCTATCGAACCACCCTGCTGGCCAAGGGGGAAGCCGCCACCGGCTGCAGATTGAAAGTTATTAGTTCCAGACTGATTCATAATAACCTGGACGTTAACGGTCTGCGAGGCGCTAAATAAGAGTTTAGGCCGATCGACGTGTTCGATCTTAGATGCAAAAAAGGTTTCAAGCCAGTCCGAATAACGACTGCCTCCAGCGCCAAGAAGGTCCTTATACTCCTGTAGACGCGAAGCAATAGCAAGTTGCGGAATAGTAGAGACACCAGTCATAGAGACGGCATCCGAAGTGCCATTGGGCAAAAGCCGACTAAAACGGTCAGGATTTGAAGGGACGACAGCCATAGGATGGTACTTCAAAATACTGCGAATTAGGGGCGCAGCAGCAGTACCGGGAGATGTGGAAAACTGATTAGCCGGATAAGGGGTCAAGTCCGCCGCCAAGTCTGATAAAACCATAACGGGGAAGCCGTCACCAGCGGCACCGGTGCCTTCTATATCCGACCTGATGATTTGACCGTAAAGAGCAGCGCGATTATAGGTATCGTTGGAAGAGGCGAGCGCCGAAGGGTAAAACTGGCTCTCGAAGTAGGCGTCAAGATACTCAACATTGCCAAAACGCTGAGCAAAGAAAGACGATGTCGCAAGAGGTTGCGATGCAAAGGCGCCAGAGCCATCTTCCGTGATATAGGAGGTTCCAGGCCAGGCAAAAGAGAAAACACCCCACTGACTGTAAGCATAATAGTTGCGGACGATATCCCAGTATGCCAGATAAGTATCAGCATTAAAATAAGCAGACGAGTTGCCAACAACAGGGATAGATACACTTACAGACTCTACGTCGGAAAGAGATCGAGAAGGCTGCGTAACAGAAACGCGAAGCCAGTTAAAAAGCGAATTGGAATAACCGCCGCGCTTGTTAAACATATCAATGCCGGAAACAGTCGGGGTATTGGGCGAGGGAATCCAATTAAAGCTGGCATTATTCATGTCAAACTTACTGCTATTTGTCCGCATTTCGGGGTGATACAGCTGCATAGGCACCCAAAAGCGGTGAAGCCTAATAGTATAAGGGTTAAATGTCGGAACAGCGAGAGGATTGCTACGAATGTCGATGCCCTGTTCGATAGAAACACGGTCGCGAGCGTTAATAAAATCAATTCGCACCGGATATAAGATGCCCGGCGTACATGTAAAGGCTTTACTCTCAGGAACATCATAACGAGAGTAACCGTTTACAGCGTGTGAGATAAAAGGTTGTTTTCCCATAAATTAAGTAATTAATTGAAGTTTATAATGATCTCTCCAAAAATGAAGAATATCTAAATCCAGCCAAGTAGGGGGATCAAAGTCAGGCATTTTCCGAGAGGAGGAAGAGAAGCGCATCACTTGCTTTTGTTCCCACGTGTACGACGCTCTACGGGATACGGCGGAATTGAGACCGAACCGCTCAACACACAAAGACACAATACGCTTAACCAGAGAAGACTTGCTAAAATGTGCATAAGCATCAGCAGCGGCAATCGAACGCATAACCTCGTCTTCCGATTTAAGATATCTAAGGTAGTATCGAGGAATCGTGTAGTTATAATTGATATTCTTCTTACAGTCGAAATAAGACCACGTCGAAACACGAGCAGAAGGGCGAGGCATATAACCAAGAAAATCACCAACGCCAGCAGATACGAATTTTCGCGTATAACGGCGATGTTGGAGGAGGCAAGACAAAGGTGTAAGTTTTCCATCTACAGTAACATATTTGTCCGAAATCTCTTCGGGATTAAATTGAATTTGTTTAGTAACATATTTAACACAATATCGAGCACGCTTATGAGTAGCCTTCGATAGCCACACAAAACCAAGGTCTCGAACAGCAGCACGAATAGTATTATAGAGGGCGTTTGTACTAAAGAGAAAGCCGTGGAAGTGCAATCTAGGTTCATTTCCCATTTCAGGATGTGTGCCAAACTCTTGAAAGAAAGCGTGCTTAAACGAATGGCCGAGCTTATGTCGCAAACGCTCATTGAAGCGACGAATGAATCGAGAAGGATCAAGTAGCGCCTCGTTATAATACTTTGGGGCAATTGTAATTGTAATAAAAATAGCCTGCTGGTTATTAGCCTTACAACAGGTTAACTCACGCTCTAAGCGGACGAACCAATCATTACGCTGACGACGCAAACAATCTTCGCACTTTCCGCAAGGGACCATTAGCCATTGGCGGGCGACATCCCAGGGACGAAGGGCAAGTGCAGACTTAACGACATCAGAACCATTACGACAAGGGTTTTTCTTGTCGAAATAACGACGATTTCGTATCCATATAGGGGAAGAGCAGGCCATTAAAGAAGACTTTTAAGGCAATCAAACTTAATATAAGGGTTAGTGCGACGACAACGAACAAGATAGTCATTCGCGGAACTTTCGTCGACAAACCAAGCAATAACAACTCGCTTTTTGCCGCGATATGCGCCAACAGAATAGCGATAAGAAACGCTATTAACAATAGGAGAAAATCTAGGTCTGAAATCGAAATAATCCATAATTTAAAAATATTGCTCTACACTTAAAGAAAAAGCCTGCGAGAGATATTTCTCCCGCAGGACTAACGAGTTAAAGAACTCTTCCACCAAGCGGGCGGGTCACTACTTTAGTTCCCTTTCCCTTCTTCTTTCGACGCGCTTTCATTGTGATTCAAATCAGTGCTAAACATAAGAACGAGTGTATTGTCGAAAAAATCGACCGAAAAGTCAGGGTACGCAATCAGGGCCTCTACAAGGCTAGGAATCCGACAATGATGGATATAGGGCGAAGCAGAGATACTAGAATACTCTACAAAATCGGAAACGGGAGTATGCGCAAGAGCATCAAGAGGTAATGGCGAAAACTGGTCATCTTTAATACAACCGAACTGAATAATATCAACGTTGAGAGCCGGATTAATACGGCGGACAACTATATGAACCTTTGTCATAATAATATAATTTAATGTTTCATTTAAAGCTCATCGTAAAAACGCCTCCAAGCGTCGGAATGTTTGATCCAGAATTCGTAACCCTCAGGAGTTGAAGCAAACAGAAAAGCAGAGGAGATGAGAGATTCGGGGCCAAGGCTAGGCCTACGATAAACATATCGAATGTGGTCGCGCAACCAGTCTCGAAAGGTTTTCCGAGTCGTAACGACGCGGTCATAGTTCGCCCTAAAGGCAGTAAAGATTCCTCGACGGACAAGCCACTCAACGAATGCATATTCTACAACATCGATTGCCAGCTTGTCAACTTTAGAATTTTTGTTCTTTTTCATAACAATACGGTTATTGGTTTACAACGCAAATATAACAACAAAAACTTAAAATGCAAAAAAAATCAACGATTCTAACGATAGCTTCGAGTAGTATTATACGAGCTCGAATGAGTGCCGCGTGTCATCTCCGTTTTCGCATAACCAACAAGATTTCCTTTCGAATCGTAACGAGTCGTGAGGGAAGAACCCGCAGAATCGCTGGTAGAACCGCCGGCAGAAATAGTCTTAGACGCACGAGCCATACCTCCACGAATTATGCCTGCGCCGGCAACACTACCCGCAACGCTAACTAAAGCTTTCGTGATTTCGATATACGGATCAAGCTTCGCATTACGAAGGGCGACGCGAGCTTGCTCAGGAAGAAACTCAGAAGCATCCGCCTGATTTATAATAGTCTTATCGTGAAAATCTTTAAGAGATAACGATATCTTAAAGGAGCGAGGGCCAGGGTTGCCACGAGTGATAGGATTAGAACTTCGAATATTCTTTTCATAATGAGGGTTAGGAATTTCAACCTCGAAACGCTTATCCCAATTACGCGAAAGTTCGTTAGCAGTATCAAGATTATTAAGACGAAGCGATTCAATCACCTCGCGAGCTTGCTCACCAAGGATCTGATTAAGTGCGCCCTGCGTATTCATCATAAAAGACTGAGCAGACATTAGCGCGCCTAAATTTTCATTCTCAATACCCAAACGCTTAACCTCTGCAGCAACTAAGGCGGCTTGGTTTTTTTTCTCATCGATGGCACTCAGAAGGGTAGCGTCAGAAATAAATCGATTGTTTTTTTCTATATCCTCCTGAACTTTAAGAACATCGCGGGCAGCTAGATTATGTTTTGCTACTGCCTC